AGTCCTGAATGGGACGATACTTTAAAAACACCTTCAGGTATGTTAGCAAATAATCCACTAGGTTATGCCATGTTTAACAAATACTTTTCACCAGTACTTAGTAAACCAGATTTTAATATATTAAAACGTATATTTCAAGATAATGATGCTGGAGTATCTGGCTATGTAGCACAACCGTCTGCATCAAGAGTGCAAGAAATTGATTGGTTTGCTGACAGTGGTATTGTTGGTGAAACACAAGACTCAAACTTTTACACAGACTATGACGGCCACGGAACCCATTGTGCAGGTATTGCTACAGGTAAAACATTTGGCTGGGCTAAAAATGCTAGAATATATTCACAAAAACTTGGTGGACTAGAAGGTGCATTAGATCCAAATAACGGTATTAGTATTACTAATGCATTTGATACAATACGTTTATGGCATAATAATAAGTCAGGAGCTGATGCTAATAGACCTACTGTTGTTAACATGAGTTGGGGATACGGAACTACAAGGACAGGAGATCCAACAAGCGGAACATACAGAGGAACTGCTTGGACATACGGTGTTGATTATACTACTCGAGAAGAGTTAGAAACAGCAACCGGAGTAAACCAAAATAGAACAATCGCAGGCGGTTTGCCAGCATGTCGTATATCAGTAAGAGTTGCTAGTGTTGATGCAGAAATTGAAGATATGGTAGATGCAGGAATTCACGTTATTATTGCAGCTGGAAATAATTATAATAAAATAGATTCAGGTGCAGGTGCGGATTATGCTAACGAAGTATTGTGGACAACGAATTTAACATATCATCGAGGCAGTTCGCCGTACAGTTTAAATGCTTATATGGTTGCGAGTATAGATAGTAGTGTAAGTGCAAGTAATCAAGACAAGCCTAGTATTTTTACAAGTAGAGGCCCAGGATGTAATATATGGGCACCGGGTTCGAATATTATGAGTGCAACATCAAATGATTATAACACTAGTAAATTTGCACCCGTAGCGTATTCTGGTAATGCTAGTTTTTATCAAATGAGTATTAGCGGAACTTCAATGGCGGCACCTCAAGTAGCTGGATTATGTTGTTTACACTTACAAGTCTTTCCTGACATGTCACCGAGTGATTTAAAAGATAGAATTATAAACGATGCAAAAAGTGTTGTAAATGATACAGGGGCTGACAACGATTATAACGATGTTTCAAATTCTAGGATGGGGCAAGAAAATAAAATTTTATATTCTAAATATAATCAAGAAAATCCTTGGACATTATCAGGACCAAGTAATATATCGATAGGAAGTTAAATGCCGTTACTTACACAAGCAAGTAGAAAAATACTTACAGCATCGCCCGGTGGTATAAGCAATACAGCATTTGTTGCACCTACTGTAACTCCTACATATGCTCCTGCATCCGGACAAAGTTTAAATGAAGGACAAGAGATTGCTGTAACTTTTGCTACTACAGGAATACCAGACAACAGTGAAATAACATTTTCTATAACCGGAGTTCAAGCAGCCGATTATAGTACAACCGCAACTAGTCCACTAATAGTTACTTCAGGAATAACATCAGCAAGTTTTATTCTAAACGAAGATCTTACAACTGAGGGGCCTGAAACTTTTAATATGGCCTGGTCATATAGTTATGAGCATCCAGTTGACGGAACAACTACTATTACAGGTACACCTAGTTGGACAGTACTAGACTCTAGTACAACTCCAGTAGGCGCAACATATGTTCTTGGTACAAATAAAGCAAATGTAGACGAAGGTAGTAGTGTAACTATAACACTTACTACAGCAAACGTAAGTGCTGGAACAACAGTTGGTTATACTATTTCTGGAGTAGATAGTGCAGATATAAACGGTGCTAGTTTAACTGGCAACTTTGTTACAGGAACAACTGATAGTGTTGACATAATTATTTCTTCAGATGCTACAACTGAAGGTACTGAAAATCTTGTGTTTACTTTAGATAATGGTGAAGATGCAATTACTATTCCAATTAATGATACTAGTTTAAATCCTACATATGCAATAACAGCAAGTTCTAGTTCTGTAAATGAAGGAGACACATTTAGTGTTAATCTAGTAACTACTGATGTTGCAAACGGTACTGAAGTAGGATATACTATAAGTGGTGTAAGCACAGCTGACATTAATAATGCTAGTTTAACAGGAAATTTTGTTGTCCAAAGTAATACAGCAAGTTTGTCTGTTGTTGTAACAGCAGATAGTACACTAAGTGAAGGTGCAGAAACTTTTCAAATTGTTTTAGATAACGGAGCAGGTGGAACAGTACAAGTTACAGTTAATGATACTTCAGTTGATACAACACCTGCCTATACCAATTTTACATTGCAAACGGCAACTACAGTCAACGAAGGAGCTGCAAGTACTTTTAGAATTACAGGAAGAAATATTGCTACTGGAACAACACTAACTGCAACAATAACAGGTGTAAGTGGAACAATATCAGGTTCAGATTTTACACCGGCTGCAACCACACGCACAATTACATGGAATAGTGCATTAAATAATATATCACAAGTCCAAGATTTCACAGTAACTTTAAGTAATGACGAAATAACTGAAGGTGCAGAATCGTACAAAGTTGTATTATCTGCAACCGATAGTGTAGGAACATCTACAGGATCCTTAGAATCACCTACAGTAACAATAGGTGATACATCGTTAACAGCAGTAACTGGTCAACATGATTTTTCATCTTCTGGAACATGGACGGTACCAGCTGGTGTAACTAAAATTAGTATTTTATGCATTGGCGGTGGCGGTGGCGGAAGTGGAATTCAACAGTCAGGCGGATATAGCGGTGGAGCCGGAGCCGGCGGAACTTTAGGATATGCAAATAATATAACTGTTACTCCAGGAGAAGTATTAACGGCAACTGTTGGTTCAGGCGGATCAGCAGGAGTAAGAAATAGTTCCGGTGGCGGAGCAGGTGGCCTAAGTAAATTAGTAAACAGTAGTTCAGTAACTTTATGTTCAGCAAATGGCGGTGGCGGTGCACCTTCAGGCGGCACTGGCGGATCAGCAAGTAGCACTTATACAGGAACATCAGGGTATGCAGGAGGAGCAGGAGGAGCAGGCCAACGTTTTAGTAGAGGTGGTGGCGGTGGTGGCGCTGGAGGATATAGTGGCACTGGCGGAACTGGACAAAGCGGAACAACAACAGCACCTGGCGCAGCTGGTGCTGGTGGCGGCGGAGGCGGCGGAGGCTCTACAACACAAAGCCCAGGTATCTCTGGTGGTGGAGGTGTAGGCAAATTAGGACAAGGTATATCAGGTGCCGGCGGGTTATATAATAACGACGGTGGCGGCGGCTCAGGTGGTGAAGAAGGACAAAATGGATTAGGTGGTGATTTTGGTGGAGGCGGATCAGGATCTAACTATACTTCTAATCCAGCTCAAGGTAGTGGACAAGCAGGTGCCCCGGGATATGTTAGAGTTTTATATCCAGGTACAGGTAGACAATATCCATCAACAAGAACAACCAATGAAGCTGCAGTTACTGGCACATATGACACATTAATTGCTAGTGACGCCACTATTGAAGAAAGTGCATTTGAAGTTGACGAAGCTAAAGTAATTTTCACTCTTAGTACAACTGATGTTCCAGAAGGTACTACTGTAGGTTATACTATTACAAGTGTATCAGGTACAGTAAATGATTCTGACTTTTTAAGTAGAGATGCTTTATTTACTATTGGAGCAGATGGCTCTGCAACTGTTACTATGAGAGCAGACGGAGACTTTGCAACTGAAGGAACAGAATCGTTTAAGATTACACTTGGAGCCACAGACAGTATAGGAAATGATACAGAGAGTTTACAAAGTCCTACAGTATCAATATCTGATGATTACGTAGCAACAATATATAATAGTATTTCACTTGATAAGTCAACATATAACGAAGGCGAAACTATTACTATAACAGTTAACAAAACAGGAAATAATGATAAAAGTACCCAAGTTAGTTATACTATTAGTGCAAGCGGCTCCGGAGATTTTAACCAAACAAGCGGTGTATTAACATTGTTAGATGGAAATACATACGAAGGTTCACCTTATTCAGCAAGCAAAACAATTATTACATCAGACCTAACAACTGAAGGTGCAGAAACATTAACAGTTACACTAGGAGCAACAGATAGTAATGGAAATGCTACTGGAGGGTTAAGCACTACAGCAACAATCGTTGATAGTAGTACTACACCAAGAATACCAGGTACTGGATTAGTAAGAACTATCTCAATGCCAAGTAATGCACAGGGATGGTATGGCTTGGGTTATCTCTTTGGTGGAGTTATAGGAGGTGATAATGATTTTATAATTACAGGCAGTAGTGGAAATGGAACAAGTGCTGTAAGTGGTACTCCAGTAAATCCAAATTCAGGACAAGTTGCTATTTTTAATAGAGCTACAGGAGCATTAGTAAGAATTTTTAATAGTCCTACAACTAGCGAAACATACGGAGCATTATCTAAATTTGGTTACGCTGTAGATATTACAGAATATAATGGATACAAGTATGCATGTATACTTGCACCAGATTATAGAGATGCAAGTAACGTAGCTAAACCAAGATTATACATATATGCAACATCAGACGGTTTTGCAAATATTACATTAAGTAGAACTGTGGAGTTTACTGAATACACATCATACGCCGGAGCACCACAGACTTTTGGACAAGGCAGAAAATCTTTTAAAGCCTTAGGTCAATATATAGTAATTGGCGACTATGGTTATAGCACCACTGGATTATGTAAGTATATTGATCTAGCTGACATCTACAGCAATAGTACAGCAGCAACAATTGACGATTGGACAGGATGGGCTGTTGGTACTAACGGAACCTATATTGGGTATACTGATCCAAACTTTGACGGACAATATGGAGGAACAAGTACAGTACAAGAAGGTAGATTTTCTGTAATTACTCCTTCAACTGGTGCTGTAAGAGTATCTAGATCAGCATCAACGTATTCCGGGGGATTTACAAATAATAGAGCAGATAATTGGTATCTTGGAGCAGGGATTGCATTAACAGCAAACAGAGTTTGGTTTACTTCATCAGGTGATGATTATAGCGGATATACAGATGCTGGAAGATTAAGAAATATTTTATTTACTGGAGGGTCCGGAGCAACAATAAACAATCCAACAGTGACTAGCACATCAAACGACGGATTAAATTACAACAGTTTTAGAGGACTTGATGCTAACGGTAATAATTATGCTGTAATGGTTTGGAGTGATCCATATGGTATTGCAGGACAAAGTGTTAGAGTTTATAACGAATCTGGGACCTTGCAAAAAACACTAGTACCACCTAGTGGCGAGAAATGGGATGAATACGGAAACGTTGTCATAACATCAGAACACTTGTATCTAGTTAGAACACCAACTGGCGGCGGCACAGCAGTAATAGATGTATATTAATAAATACAATAAGAGAGGTTTACAATGGCAATAAATTATCCAAACGCTCCAACAATAGGCGAAACCCACATAGTTGGTAATATAACATGGACTTGGGATGGAACAGCTTGGTCAATTCAATCAACGTCAGGTGGCGGTGGTGGTGGCGGAGGCTCTTATTCTAATACAGACGTTGACACTCACTTACAAACAAGTACAGCTTCATCAAGTGAAGTACTTAGTTGGGACGGCACTGGCTATGACTGGGTTGCACAATCCGGTGGTGGAGGTGAAGGCGGCGCTTCTGCAATTAATGATCTAAGTGACGTAAACGTTTCAAACCCACAAGACAATGAAGTTTTAAAATATAGTTCAGGAGAATGGGTTAACGGAACAGATGCTACAGGTGCCGCAGGAACTGTTGCATTTACTGATTTAACTGATGCTCCAACAGGACTTACACCTGCTAACTTTTATGAATCAGCAATTACAACTTTTAGAGTTGATAATAATAGTACTGCAGCGTATACATTTAACAGTCATTATACCGGTGACAATCCTACTATATATGTTATAAGCGGAACTACAGTGGCTTTTGATTTATCACAAATTAGTGGTCACCCATTCGAAATACAGGATAGTACAGGTTCAGCTTACAGTACCGGACTGGTACATGTAGCTACAGACGGCACAGTAAGTACTGGTTCAAATGCTCAGGGCAAAAGTTCAGGAGTGCTGTATTGGAGAATACAAGAAAGTTTAGGTAGTCCACCTAACTATAGATACCAATGTACATCACATTCATTAATGGTTGGTCCAATAACAATTAAAAGATTAAGTACTCTTTAAGAAAACTTGTAAACTATACCTTAGTCGTTGTATCTCAACAACATTTTCTCTTAGTGTATGAGGATCAATATTTCCGTCATGCTCACTAGCATGTCCATTATTAATTAAAACAACGTGGCTTTTTAATTCCTGCAACATTTTTTGTGCTTGCTTTTTGCTTTTATCAAATGTAATTGTTGAAATCTTTTGTTCAAAGTCTGCAAGTTCGTTTTGAAATTTTTCGCTGTTGTTTAATGATAACATTAGTCTTCCTTTGGAGTGGGTCTTAGCTGGAAGAAATCTAAACTAGGATCTTTGTTACTAGTTTGGGTAATACTTCCGCCGTCCATTATACTTTCTAACCCAATTGGCATACAAGGAGGTACATGAAATACACTACCTTCCTTTATTTCTTTTTCGTATAACATGCCGTCAGCAGTATCTATCCAAGCAATTTTAAAATTGCCACTGTTTACAAACCAAGATTTTTCAGTAGTTTTATGAAAGTGCATCGGTAAGCCACTACCAACATTTTCAAATACTAAAATTTTTGATACATAATTATCAGTTTTAGCCCATGTTGCTTCATATCCAAAACTACTTTTATCTACATTTTCGTTCATAATAAATCCATTACTTTAAATATTGTTTCTAATTTAGTTTGATTTACCTTGTTTGTTAAGGTATTCCTTAAGCCGTTGTGTAATGGCTTTGGCCAACTTTTAAATGTAGTCCAAGCATATCCATTATGTTCGTTGTTTAGCGTAGGAATAAATTCATCATCGACTACACATAGATATGTATGAAAATGAAACTTATCATCATTTGAAATAAAAGTTTCTAAGGGAATAGTTTTTTTAATTTCTATTTCACCAATTTCTTCAAAAATTTCTCTACGTAAGCCTTCCCACGGAGTTTCAGCTTTTTCGTTGGTGCCACCTACTAGACCCCATACGTCTTTGGCTCTACCTTGTGTTCTATGTAATAATAAGAATCTTTTTGTTGATCTTGCATACACTAATGCACCACTACAAATAATAGTTTTATTGTCCATACTAGTAGTTATTTTAATAAGCTAGGCGCCAGGTTCCGTTTTGGTATTCGCCGTCGTATGATAAAATCCAATCATTATTTTCATACTTGTATTGCTTGCCTGTATTAAGATTAGTTGTGTAAACAACTGTACTATCATCAGTACTAGCATCAAATACTATGTGCCACTTTGAACCATCCCATTCGATAATATCTTGGGCTCCTGCTATAAAATCTGAACCATCATTGTTCTTCCAAGCATCAGGCCCATCATACCCAGCATCACCTACTTTGGTGCTAGTGTTTATACTGTCTAGTATTAATATACGCGGGTTTCCTGACTTTAACGAAGTTGGATTTGTTGTATACGGATTAATAATATAATCTATTTTGTTTCTATCACCATTTGGCCCATGCATGATTGTATCTGCAGGAAAACTATCAGCGTCCCAAGAAATTGTTAATTCGTATTCGTCTAGAGGATTAATAGCCACAGTGCCTACTAGTTCATTAGATAGGTCTGTACGTCTTAAACGTAATTCAGTAACTCCGCTGTTAAAACTAAACGGCATATCTTTTGTATATCCTGTCCAAGTTTGTGCTCCAACAACACCTTTATTGATTAATTTAGCTGTTGTTCCAAGTACTAGTAAACCATAATTATCATGGCCTGTTGTTACTATAGAATCTACATCAGTCTTTAATATACCTTCACTCAAAATTTGTTCTTCAATTTCACCGGTGCCAGTAACAGCAATTCTAGTTGTTACATCACTCTGCGGAACTGGTGCATCGTCATATGCTTGTGCAGTAGGTCTTGCAAGATCTAAATCAATAGTTCCTTTGGTTTCGTTAAAGATACTCTGAACAACTTGTGTAATAACACCAAGGCGTTTTACTTTAACTGGAGGTGAAATATATATTGGTGTGTTAAATGTCATAGTTGCAACATCTATTTCACTGTCAACGCCAACTGGTACTGTTCTACTACTAAAGGTTAAGGCTTCTAAATTAACTACACTTAAACTTGTCCAATCAATGTAGTTGTCTGTGGTTTGTATTTCTAAACTCGGATTAAACAACATTAGTATTTGCTCTAGTATTTGTAATTTTTGATCTGTATTAGAACTCCAAATATCCACATTAACTGTAAGAGTATATGGTGTAGGCATTAGTCTTTCAACTGTATAGTTTTTGCCTTCTTTGTTTAAGTACTCGTTGCCATCAGTGTCATATGCTTGTTCACGTATGTTAACTTTGTTGATATAACTTGAGTCAGCAAGTCTAGCTGTATCCATAGCTAAAGCTGTGATATAAACACTCATGCGTGGCGCACTGGGAATTTTATTTTCCGAATTTTCTCGTATTATGTTTGCAACTTGTCGTGTAAGATCGCCGTACATAACAGGTATTTGTGTTAGGTTACCTTTGCCGTCTTTGTAACTAAAGTTACTCATGAGGCGTACCATTTGTGTTATGTAGCGTCTTATTTGTCCGTCATAAAAATGTTGCATAACTTATTATCTTCCCCATTTTTCTATTTTTCTTAAAAACTTTCCGTTCCTAAAATAAAGACCAAGTCTTTTAAATTCTCGATTTAGTTGTTCTACATGAATTTTATCTATACCTCTGTGTTTCTTAGCAGACAAGAAATATTCTGACATTATTTCTTGACTTAAATGTTCGTCGTGTTTTTCCATGTAGGCATTCCATACTTGTTGCATTTGTTTTCTATTTTTTATTTTTTTCAATGCCCTTAACACAAGGTGTTCGTCAGTCCCCCACCAGTCTGATCGTGTCCAATCACCTAGACCAAATAAATTTGGATGCATGCCTTTATAAAATTCATCTACAAGATCAATAACTTCGCCAGCGGCCAATGGTTCACCTTCTTCTCCATCTTCGCCCTCTTTGCCGTCTTTGCCTTCAGCGTCAGTTCCGCCACCAACACCTATTTCAACAATACCAACAATAGTATCTACATTTTGGTTATCTTGTACATAGGCATCCATCTTTTTAGCTGCAGGAGTTCCTGCAATAGCACCAACTGCTTTTCCTGTTTTTGGATCTATTAAAGCTCCGGCCATTTCGCCATCATCTCTTACAGTTAACTCTTTTAATCTATCTTTGTCAAAATAGTTAGTGCGTTGGTCTCTTTTAAATTCTGTTTGAGCTTCATCAGCTAGCCATCGTTTATACTCAAGTACTCGTAAACTAACAAAGTTTACACTGCCTATTACTTTAAAGTTGTCCTTATTTGCATCTTTGTCACCGTCTATACTAGGAAACAAGTCTTCTAACGGTTGTTCTACACCGTCTGGATCAACTACTGTAATGGTTAACACTTTAAAAGGAGCTGGCACTTTATCGCCGATCATATTAGAAATTTTCTCTTTAATATTATCATAATTCCTTTTTAGATAGCTACTAGGAACACCTTTGATACCAACTAATTCATCAGTAGTATCTACTGTAACTACTAAGTTGTAGATGACATCATTTTCTTCGCTACCAGTGTCGTCCACTTCTTGCTCTACAACTTTAGTTTCTATTATTTTTATATCTTTATATCTCATTTGTCTTCCTATGCGTTTGGATCAAACGGTACTACAATAGTTGGGCCATCTTCTTCTTCACCATCACCTGGCTCTTTATCATCTTTTTCTTTTTCTTGACGTTCTTTTTCTAGACGCTCTTGTTCTAAACGATCAGCTTCTTCTTTAGCTTTAGCAGCTTCTTCTTCAGCTTCCTTTTCGGCTAGTTCATCAGCTTTGCGTTGTGCTTCTTCAGCTTTGCGTAATTCATCAGCTTCTTTTTCACGTTGTATACGTTCTTTTTCTAAACGGTCTGCTTTTTCTTGTGCTTTACGTTCAGCTTCTTCTTCAGCTTTTTTCTCAGCTTCAGCTTTTTCTTTAGCTTCTTCATCTGCTTTACGTTCAGCTTCGTCGGCTTTGCGTTGAGCTTCGTCGGCTTTGCGTTGAGCTTCGTCAGCTTTACGTTTTTCTTCAGCTTCCTTTTCGGCTAGTTCATCAGCTTTGCGTTGAGCTTCTTCAGCTTCTTTTTTAGCTAGTTCATCTTTCTTGCGTTGTGCTTCTTCGGCTTCTTTGTCTTTGTCAACTTCTGTATTGTCTTTTTTAGGAGGCAAATTTGGAACTACTACTTCACCAGGTAACTTGTCAAATTCTTTGTCAGGATCGTCCCACTCATCGTCTTTCTTAGTGTCGTCTTTCTTAGGTTCAACCTTAGGTTCAACCTTAGGATTTAATTCTTTATCACCAGATTGAGCAGATCCGTCACCGGGTTTATCACCATCGCCTTTATCATCGCCTCCGCCTTGCCCACCAGTAGGTGGAGTGTATCCTGGAATTTTTCCTTTACCGTCTTTATCGCCAGTACCAGTACCATCGCCTTTATCACTACTACCAGTACCATCGCCTTTATCGCCGCTACCAGGACCGTCGCCTTTGTTACCAGCCTGATCGCCGTCACCTTTTTTACCTTTATCGCTGAGGCCGTTTTTATCTGATGTACCACCTAGACCGTATTTTGTCATACATGCTCTTATTGCAGCTTCGTGCTGAGGATACATTGTCATAAATTCTTCTGCACTTTTTATCATCATACTTTTGTTTCGCCAACTTACAGTAGGTCTTGCACTTCGTTTTAATCCATAACATATACGGCCTACCGGCGTGCCACCTAGTACAGCAGCTTCTGGTGGTGCTGGTTTCCCATCATCTTTATAAGGTAAATTACCTAAATTACTAGGAACTTCTTTTTCAACTAGTTTAATGTCTTTATATCTCATTATTCATCTGCCTTAGGTCTAAGTGCTTTTGATAAGCTCTGTCGCTCTACTACATTTTCGCCTGCAATAGTATTAGTTGTACTATTGTTTATAAATGTACCTTTTTGGTTTGTTCTATTGTTTGTACCAGTAAGTGTCATGCGTACATTATCTTCTTGTTTGACCCAACGATTACCGTCATATCTAAACAGTCTATTAGGTGAAAAGTCTGTGCGTAAGAAAAAATCACCTACTGTAGTGTTAGTAGGAAAACTTATACCATGACCAAAAGATTCGCCGTTGGTCGGTATTCCGTCACCTAGTAAATATCCGTTATAACCTGACTTAGTAGCTGAACGCATAGTATCAGGAATATCATCTCCGTCTGTGTCTACTAATTCTGTGTTTCCATTTTCGTCAAGTTGTAAACTAAAATAGTGGCTAGTATCATATCCTGCTTTTGGTGCGTCAGCTTCAGCTTGTGCAACTACAGCATCGTTGATTTGCATTTCTTTATCATATGTGCTTAATAAACTACGTAGTGTATCTCCACCTGTAGCACCTTCTTCTGCAGGTAAGTCTAATATTTCTTTGAATTCTTGTGAGTCTACTATTTGTTTTAATTTTAATCTGTACAAATGCGGATACCAAGTTTGTGAAAATCCTTCAGCTGCACGATTTACATCTTCTACAACATAAAATCTTTTTAATGCAAATGATAGATCATTTAATGCATATTCGTCTTTTAAATGTGGCAATTCAATAACATCGCCTGCCATAATTTTTCTACCAAGGGTTTTTACGCTACTGTTAATGTGTATTGTTAAGAACAATGTATCGTTACTTAAAAATAATCCAAATTGACTAAGGTTAAAGTCTATATCTTGTACATTATAAATCCCGCGCATTGTATAAATGTCTGGATCATATTTGCGATCTCTATTTTCTAAAAACAACATGTCTTGTATGTTTGTTTCTTTTACAGCATCATACCGTGGCTGATCAGCTGTAGCATCTGCTTCACTAGGATTTTCAGCACCTAGGAACTTGTGTATATTGATATCTGTACCACCTACAGTGAACATTTCATAGACTTGTTTGTCTATAAATGCATAATCATTACCGCGTTGTGGCTTGTATAAACTTAATCTTGGCATATACATATTTATCGTTAGTAAGTCAATACGATAAATACTAATGGAGACTTTACATATGGCAATACAAAAGCAAGAAATATTTGATTACGTACACGCAATGCTAGGTGGAGGCATGGTTGATGTCGAACTCGATCCTATTCATTATGAAACAGCATTAAAGAAAGCACTTACACGTTTTAGACAACGTAGTGATAATTCAGTTGAAGAGTCATATTTCTTTATGCCTACAATTATAGATCAGAACGAATATATATTACCTAATGAAATTATGGAAGTTCGCAAGTTGTTCCGTAGAAGTGTTGGAGCAAGATCAGGCGGCGGAGATGGCGGAAGTATATTTGAACCGTTCAACCTAGCATATACAAATGCATACCTATTATCAAGTTCAAACATGGGCGGCTTAGCAACATATGATATGTTCAGTCAATACCAAGAACTGGTAGGCAGAATGTTTGGATCATTTATCGAATTTAAATGGAACTCAACTACTAAAAAACTAACTCTACTACAACGTCCTAGAGCAGAAGAAACATTACTGTTATATTGTTACAATTATCGTCCAGACGAACAAATATTGAACGATTACTTAGCACAACAATGGATCAAAGATTATACACTTGCTAGTTGTAAATATATGCTAGGTGAAGCAAGAGAAAAGTTTGCTACTATTGCAGGTCCACAAGGTGGCACAAGTTTAAATGGTCAAAGTTTAAAGTCTGAAGCACAACAAGAAATGGAAAAGCTAGAACAAGAAGTTTCTCAGCAAATACCAGGTGGTGCAGGATATAGTTTCCTAATAGGTTAAAATCTTCAAAGTTAACGCTAACGATCTTGGTTCATTGTAAATACAGTATGACCCAAGAAGAATCATATAAAATATTTTGGTTAGTCAAAGGACATTTTGCTAGTCACGAAACTGTAATGGACAGTGCAGATAGTTATTTTAAAAGACTTTGGAATAACAATGAACGAGCAGAATACGGTCTAATCGGATTTGATGAAGCATATAAAAAAGTACTTGACAAACAATTGAATATATCATATAATAAAAACTTAACATAGGAAATTATTATGATTATTGGTATTTGTGGATTAATTGGTAGCGGTAAAGGAACGGCTGCTGATATCTTAGTTGATGAACACGGATTTACAAAACTATCTTTTGCAGATAAACTTAAAGACGGTGTAGCTACTGTATTTGGTTGGGATCGAGAAATGCTCGAAGGCGAAACTGACAAAAGTAGAGAATGGCGAGAGAAAAAAGATTCTTTTTGGAGCTCCGAAACAGGCCGCACTATTACTCCAAGACTAGTACTACAGGAATTTGGTACAGATTGTATGCGACACGGATTTGATGATGGCATTTGGGTTAGTCTTGTTAAGAAACAAATTACACAGTCTCCGAATACTAATTTTGTAATACCTGATGTAAGATTTCCCAACGAAGCAAATATGATTAAAAGTATACACGGTGAAGTATGGCGTGTAATGAGAGGCCCTGATCCTGTTTGGTTCCGTATGTATCAAGATATCGGGGTTGAGCCCAAAGATGTACACGAAAGCGAATGGCGTTGGGCAAACGTAGATTTTAATGCACAAGTAAGTAATAACGGAACACTAGACGATCTTAAAAATCAGGTACAAGGTCGCCTTGCTTCCACTTTACGCCCTGTTTCTGCATAATACGTTGACAGTTTGCACATATAGTTTTAAGGTTACTAGGCCTACAATTATTTAAATCACCGTCAATATGAAACACATTAAACTGTTCTTCGTATTTTGAATGGTAGTTACATTTTTCGCATGAGCTCTTTTTCTCATAACCTCGTTGTCGCCATTTAGGAACTCCGTGATTTAATCCATTACGTAAGCAACGCTCACAAAGTTTTCGATAGTAGGTTTTGTTGCCTTTTTTATAATTAACGGCCGCAGGTCTCTGTTTACATTGGCATAAAGGTCTCATATTGTATTTACCTCACCTTTTTGGTACCTTTTTATGGGGATATATACGTACCTTTTTTTTCATATCTGCTAAATACATATAGCAAAAGATTCCAACAGGAGAAATAATATGGCTTTAACATCACCAGGAGTACAGGTTAGCGTAATCGACGAAAGTTTTTACACACCAGCTGAACCAGGTACAGTGCCTATGATTTTTGTTGCTAGTGCATCAAATAAAACAAATGCAGCAGGAACAGGAACAGCACAGGGCACACTAAAAGCAAATGCAGGGAAACCTTATTTGCTTACTTCACAAAGAGATTTAGCGGACACATTTGGAGATCCGATATTTAAAACAGATAATAATAACAATCCAATTCATGCAGGCGAACTAAACGAATACGGCTTACAAGCTGCTTACTCACTATTAGGTGTAAGCAACAGAGCATTCGTTGTACGTGCTGATATTGATTTAGGAGAGTTAGAAGCTACAGCGGACGCACCAAGTGCAAATCCCTTAGCAGGCACATACTGGTTTGATACAGATGGTTCAAGATACGGTATACAGCAATGGAATAGTAATTCTGTTGATACTACAGGCGGACAAACTTTTACAACAAAGACACCTACAGTAATTTTTAAACAAAATCAAGTTGTTGATTATGATGGAGGAGATTATACTCCATTAGGTTCACTTGGTGCTATTGGTGATTACTTAATAGTAGCAGTTACAACTATTAATAAATTATGGTATAAAAATACAAGCGGTGCATGGGTAGCAGTTGGAAGCAGCGATTGGATTAAAAGTTGGCCTACAGTAAAAGGTAATAACGCAAATCCAAGTTTTGCAGGAACAGCAGATATTACAGTAAACGGCACTACAATATCAGTAGGTGCAAATACAGTAACTGATGTAGCACAATCTATTACTAACGCATTAATTCCAGGAATTAGTGCAGCTGCAGTTGACGGATTTTTAGAAATATACAGTGATGGAACAAGTTCAGGTGCTGATGATTCAAGTACAGGAGGACCAGTTGTAATTGGTGGTGACGCAACTAGACTTTCAGAGCTTGGTATTACAGCAGGATCTTTCCTTCCTCCAGCATTACAAATTTCAGCACATACAAGTGTTCCAACTTGGAAAACAACTGATACTGGAACTTCAAGACCATCTGGTAGTATTTGGTTTAAAACAACAGTTCCAAATGGTGGTGCAAAACTAAGTGTTAAACTTTGGAATGCAACTACATTACTATGGGACGAAATTTCAACAGCAATGTATCCAGATGCAGCATCAGCAATTTATGGTTTAGATTCAACAGGCGGTGGAGCAAACCTAGCAATTGGCGACTTGTATGCTAAAACTAATGTAGCAAATGATGCTTTACCAATGGGCAATTTTACAATTTTCCGTAGACAAGCAAGTGGCGCAACTAAAATTAGTAGTGCAATTATTACAGGTGCAGTGCCAGGAGCAGGTACACATAACTTTACAATGTCAAGCACAAACAAAGGCAGTGCTGCATTTAGTACACCTGTTACTGTAAATGTTACAGTAACTGGTAGTGCAAGCGGTGATGCAGAACTAATAGCATCAGCTATTACATCAGCAGGAGTTGCTAACGTAAGTGCAACAGTTGATGCATCAAACAGAGTTGTAATTAGCCATTCACAAGGCGGAGAAATTAAATTTGTTGACACAACTGGATTATTAAATGCAATGGGATTCAAACCATTTGTAAGCACAGATGCAACAACTACAGCAAACTTAGTATTTGTAGATGGTACAACTAATGCTACAAGTCCAAAGCAATTCCAAGCTAGTAACTGGCGTGTACTAACATACACAGCAAGTGCTGATGCTGTTACATCATTAGCATCACAAGGCCAATTATGGTATAATTCAATTGTTGACGAAGTAGATATGCTTTATCACAATGGTACAACTTGGGTAGGATATGGAGATTCAACAGCATATCCAACAGCAGACCCAGAAGGACCTATTGTTTCAGCTACTATGCCAACACAACAAAGTGACGGAAGTGCATTGGTAACTGGTGATCTTTGGATTAGTACAGCAGACTTAGAAAACTATCCAACAATATATCGTTACAATGTAGATATTTCAGGAACAACAGCACAAAAATGGGGTGCACCATTAGATAGTAGTGATCAAACTACTGAAAACGGCGTACTATTTTCAGATGCACGTTACGGAACAGGACCTGGAACAACAACAGTTGCACCAAGCGGAACTATTCCAGCATTGTTAGCAAGTAACTATTTAGACCCAGATGCACCAGATCCGGCACTATATCCAAAAGGTATGTTGTTATGGAACCTAAGACGTAGCGGATTTAATGTAAAACGTTTTGAGCGTAACTACATTGATACAACAAGCGAAAACAAACGTCAGTCAGATGAGGAAATGATAAACTATTATCCACATAGATGGGTTACAGAATCAGGTAACCAAGCTGATGGTTCAGGTAGTTTTGGACGTAAGGCACAGCGTAAAGTTGTTGTACAAGCGTTACAAGCAGTAGTTAATTCAAATGATGATATTAGAGATGATGAATCAAGATTGTTTAACTTAATGGCAACACCAGGTTATCCAGAACTAATTGGAGAGATGATTAGCTTAAACAATGATAGAGGCTTAACAGCATTTATTTTAGGTGACTCACCATTCCGTTTAACACCAGATGCAACATCATTAAATGATTGGGCAACAAATGTTAATACAGCAGTTGAAGATAACGACAATGGATTAGTTAGTAGAGATGAATACTTAGGTGTATTTTATCCAGCAGGATTTACAAGTGATAACTTTGGTAACAATGTTATAGTTCCAGCTTCGCACATGATGCTAAGAACTATTGCACTAAGTGACCAAGTTAGCTATCCATGGTTTGCACCAGCAGGCACAAGACGTGGCGGAATAACTAACGCTACATCAACAGGCTATGTAAATGCAGAAGGCGAATTTGTTGCAGTAGCACTTAATGAAGGACAAAGAGATACATTGTATTCAAGTGCTGTTAACCCAATTACGTTTATTACAGGTGCAGGACTTGTTAACTTTGGACAAAAAACTCGTGCAAGAGGCGCAAGTGCATTAGATAGAATTAACGTAGCACGTTTGGTTATCTACTTACGTAGTCAACTTAACACACTTGCTAAGCCATATATCTTTGAGCCTAATGATAAAATTACACGTGATGAGATTAAACAAGCAGCAGAGAGTTTGTTACTTGAGTTAGTCGGACAGCGTGGATTGTATGATTACCTAGTAGTTTGTGATGAATCAAACAATACTCCAAGCAGAATTGATAAGAATGAGCTATACTTAGACATTGCTATTGAACCTGTAAAAGCAGTAGAGTTTATTTACATACCGCTAAGACTTAAAAATACTGGAGAAATATCAGGACTTTAAACTGATAAATATATATAACAGGAGCAGACTAAATGGCAATTTCAACACTATCAAAAATTACAGTTCCACTGGCTAGCGGAGATTCCGCTAGTAATCAGGGACTTTTAATGCCAAAACTCCAATATCGCT